AAGTATGACCTGTTCGGGCTTAATCATGGCTTACGCTCACGTTTTCAGGAGATATACGATCATGGAGAGTCGGGGGTGTTCTATCATGCTCAAAAAAAGACCCCCCTCTGTGTAAATTGCATGATTGGCATAATACCCGCAAATTATCATCAAGGTCACTGCCATTTAAACGCTTTGGAATTATATGATCAATGTGCAGTTGCCCCTCAGTTTGCCCACACAACTGACATGTTGATTGATCCCTTTGCAATATGCGTTGCCTAACTTTACGCCAACCTTTATGACTGCCATTTGCCCATGACTTAGACATTAGTAATTCTTATGTATTGTCCAGTAAACCCAGGCATTGCAGGGTGTGCCATAACGCGAGCGCACATATTTCAAGCCCCATTGCACCTGAGTAAATCCATCCATGTGTTGCAGTTTTTTATTCTTTAATTGAGGTATGCCATAAGCACCACCTGACTTGTTATGTGCAGCTGTATTCCAATTTGATTCTTTAGTCCAAAGATCAATTAAACATGTATATTCTTTGTAATCAACAATGAGAGTGTGTGCATATAACTTATACATGTCAGGGTTTGTTATAGACCAACTATTTTGCGCAAACATAATCTCCATAAGGAGAATACATAGTGCGCCCGTTAGTGAGCCACGCATTGAGCCATATCGCCTCGCGGCTCTATGCGCGGATGGTGAGCGTATCAGTGATGGGAATAGATGAGTCAAGTTAGTCATGGGATTATTTGGCAAAACCGCAGGTCACACTGCATGAAACTGTCATCTCAATATGTGAGATAATCCTAAGATTCTGATGATTCATCATTTCCTACAAAATGAACCCTCATTTGCCCACAACCTGTGCATTCCATTGTGGACAATCCAGGTGGCAATGTGTCACCAACTACCCTGGGAATCCACTCAGTTTTTAAGCTCTTATATTTGCCACCTTTTGCATTCAGTATGGCAACGCACATTTGGCAATCAAACATTGGCAATTCCTCAAATCCTGACATTGGCATAATTACTCCTTAATAGGCTTTCAATAGGTTGCAGATTGATTTGGCTAACCCACCATGAATCAGCCTTATTGTTGCGATAGCGGGGTCGCCTAGCCACTACAACTGGTATCCAGCCCACCACAAAGAGATCAGGGCATTCTCCCACAACTAGCACCGCCACATCAGATTCCCGATCTTTTGGATACACAATTAAATGACCCCCATGCCAGCCTGTGTGCTTAACCTCAATGTTGTCTAAGAGATCAGCCTGAGATTTAAAAGTGTTAATTGTGGGTTTGAAATCAGTGATCCCCAGGGCTTTGGCAACTGCAATTTCAGCAGCTGCGCCATTTGATCCCATCAGAATGTCATTGAAATAATTTTGTGCAGTTTTTCTCTCAAAGACATTTTTCATGTTGCGCTCTTTGCAATACTGTGCGCGTTGCAAACCAACCTGTGCTGACATAATTTCATCAGCACTGGTCAATTGTATTTTCATCATCTTTGAATGTGTTTGATGTAGCAGCCCTGGCAAATCATCAGGCGGTCATCAATTATTCGGATCATGTGGGCTTTGTTAAATGGTTCAAAACATGAATCACATGGTTGCCCCACTTTGTCGTTTAACACCTCACCATCAGCGGTGATGTGTCCAGTCACGCCATTGCGTGTGAATGAAATGCCGCCCATCTCAATTCCAAATTGGCTTGCATTGTGAATCCCGATTTGTAGATGAGCAGACCCAGCCGCTATAAGGTTTGTTTGTCTTTGGGCTGATTCCCATCTTTGCCAACATGTGTCCATGTGAGCATTGCGGGGCTTCATTGGGTGCAGTGCCAGTTGCAACCTGCTCAATGACCCCACTCATTGTTTGTGCAATAAGTGTTGGTTCATCAATTGGTGCAGTCCATGACACCCGCGACATCTCCTCAGCGGATGGGCGGGGTTTGCCCTCACTGAATTTGCTGATGTCACCTGTGTGCAAACTGCGACCAATTGCGCTGGTCAATGCATTTTCCGCTGGAAAGCGGTTGTTGCTTGTCCTGATTTCCTCAGCATAATCAGTTGCAAATGGAAATGGGTCGGTGATCTCTTTGTAAAGATCACATTGGGCAATGTAGCGTGTGCCATCTTGATGGATCAGCTGCGTGTGAATGCGCCCGCTTGGGTATTTGATCCAAAACTTTTCAATGCGTTCTGCAACTGTTTCATAGTTTTCAAGCACCATTTGAAATCCGATTTACTATGTTGCGACTGACTGCAATGCCCCTGGCAAAACCTCTGCGACTGCCAGCGGTATCACCACGCTTGATGCCTACTTTAAACCCTATTAGCAGCCCTGTGGCTACCCCTAGGATGCCTGTTAAGGCGTTGATTGTGTTCATTGTGTATCTCCCGAATCTGCCGCCCAATTTGGGGGCTTCAGATCAGTATGACACCGCTATCTGACACCTGGCAACGACCAACACGCCAATGAGCCTATTTACTGCTGAGTATTTCAAAGATGGAATCTACCCTGGCACTTAACTGCCTAATTTCATCACGCAGGCTTTTTCCACTATTGGGCAAAAGTTCAACCATGATGGATTTTGTCACTACTTTGATGACTGAATAGATTGCTGATAGCAGGGCAATTGCGCACCCAATAACCGCAACCCATTCAGTTGTTGTCATTACTTTGTTACTCTGCCAAATGCTTTGTCATTAGGATTTAACCAGCGCAAAATCACTGGGATTGTTGCAGCCAATCCTGCGTTCATTACAATTTTGAGGCTTACTACCTCATAAGTCATGTAACATGTCAGCGCAGCTGTGGCAAATGATCTGCCCCAACTAGCCAACATTAGTTTTGCCTTTTCCATTTCAACCTGCTTTCCCTATCTTTAGTTTTTCAATCAACTCAGCACATTTGGCTGGATTAAGTGAAACCTCAAAATGCATTTCATCTTTTCTATGTGTGTAATCCCCACCCCACTTTAACCCATACTTTTTGCATAATGCCTGAATTAGCACTGTTTGCATGGGGGTGAATGTCGCGGCATGACCCAGGGGATGCTTTGTGGCATTCAGATCAATTGCAGTGCCTGATGAATGATTGCTTAATTTGTCTGATGAACCCCTTATGTTGCGGTAGCAAAAACCCCAATCGTCATTTATTCCAACATCAATGGGTTCAATATGTTGATGAAATTCTGCGGCAAATGTGACCAGTAGTGGTGCAACCGCAGCTGTACAACGCAGTTTGATCTTTGTGCCTGGCACTGGATATGAACCAATGCCAATGGCAGTTGGATCAATTGATGCAGTCCAACCATTATGGGATGTAATCATTAGCCCAATAACAGTTTTGCTTCATCCTCAGTTATGCCTAATTTTGCAAGCAATGCAGATTTGGCTAATGCCTTTGTTTTGGCTTCGGCTTTTTGTGCCTCATATTGTTCAACATCTTTTTTATATTGGACAAACTCAGCATCATTCATTTCCCTGTCAATTATTTCATTTATTTCTGTGTTATGTATTCTTATCATTGGTCTTTTCATTAGTTCACCCCATATACATAGACTTCGCCAGCATCAAAAGTGGTGGCAGCGTTTGTGGTAAAAGCAATAGATGTAATTGCTGCTGTATTGTTCCAACTGATAGTGCCAACCGATGTTCCTTGTGCTGATGTTGTTCCCCTACCTATAAAATTGATTATTTTATTTTCTGTTTGTGTATATCTGTAAATGTTAAGTTGTGCAAATCCATTGTATTGATAACCAGCGGTTCCCCCCACTGGAAACAATGTTGGATTGCTAACATTTGTGCCTGATTGAGCATAAACGCTTGTTGAAACAAATAATGTTGAATAAGCGTAATTATTTCCAGTATCACCATTTAATCTTAATGTGACATCCAAATCCGCACTACCATCAACATTTCTTATTAAAATTAACAAGTTTGTATATCCGCTAGCAATTGAAATGGTTGATGAAACTGATCCTGTCAATGTTGTTGTTGATAATAAACTTAATCCACCTGCAGCAGCGGGGGTTGCCCATTTGACTTTGTATGGTGAAACTGTTGTGTCAGCGGTTAAAACTTGGTTAGTTGTTCCAATTGGTAAATTGTCATATGTGCCTGATCCAGTGCCAACAACAATGTCACCTGCCGCAGTGATGGTGGTTGCCATATCATTTGTGACTGTAACTGTGCCTGATGTGCCACCACCTGAAATACCAGTGCCTGCGGTGACACCTGTTATATCTCCTGGATTTGCTGCGACCCATGTGAAATCCAAATCAGTTGCTGATGTTTTGCTTAATACTTGACCAGTTGTGCCACCTAATAAATCTGCAAAATCTGTATCTACCGCTTGACCAAACACCTCAAAATCCGCTGGCAGGTTAGTCACCAAATCGGTTGGTTCAGGCATTTGCCAGCCAAAATTGCTGGTTGGATTTGTCATGTCATTTCTCCTTTATGCAACAATTGTTGCGTTTTCCCAATCTAAAGTTGGGCTGATTGTAGTCCACTGCTCTACCACTGGCACATCATTCCAACGCATGGCGTTCAAAGAATATGCAAGCGGTGACAATAATGGGGTGATTGAAACCTGGTTATATGCAGCTCTAAATGTCCAGCCCTCAACAAAGCCTGGGAATGAACCCGCATTCATGTTTAATGGCAAGTCAGCAATAAAGACTGGCATCCCCATGAATATCCCAATTAGAGCATCCCTGTCTGAATCACTGATTTCAGGGTTGGTCAATTCATAAGTGATGGAATTAAAGTTTGCCTGTGGGTAGGCTCTTAATGCCAAATAAAAGGCTGCCTGAGATGTGGCATCTCCAGCATTAAATAAAGTTGTTGTGATGATTTGCGCCAGGTTGCCATAAACCGCAATTGATGCTGGATTAGTAGCACTGATTTCATTGGTTGAGAGTGACCCATATTTGATGGTTAAGTTGTTGCGCACATCCCCTGCACGCGTTTGAATTTTTAATGAATTTGCCAATGCATCATTTGCGCTTAAATCCACATAACCATTGGCTGCCAAATAAACTGTGCGGTGAGTGCTGTCCGCATAACTGATTAAACCTGATGCATCCTCATAAATGTATCCCAACCCTGATGTTGCCAAAGCTGCAACCAATTGATAAACATCAATGCGACTTGATGCCCTGTTTGCCAATTCATAATTGCCAGGTAGGTCAATTTCACCTAATCCATTTTGCAAAGCGGTTGCCCAGGTTGTGGCTGGATTAAATGCTGCCCAGGTTTCTGCCGCTGGCACTGATTGCCATTGAGTAAATAACACATTTTTTAAGATTGTATAAATTTGAGTGCCATCAAAGGCTTTTGGTAAAATGCCATTAGTCAATGCCTTTTGCAATCTAGCCAATGCACCCAATGCAACAATTGTGACTGTTTGAGCATAGGCAATGCCACCTGCATCAGTGATTGAAATGCCAACATCAACAATTGACCCGCCAAAGATCGGCACATAAGCAGCTGTGGAATCCTGCAATTCAACTGTGATTGATTGATTGATTTCTGCGGTTATTAGTGATTCATCCAGGTTGATCAATTGTAAATTTATGTAACCCGCCTGGGCTTGCTCATAAATGTTTGTGCGCCCTGATGTAATTGTTAAATTGGATAAGATTGCATTGGTGTAATCAACACCATTGATTTTGACCCGCCAAACTGGATTCCAAACACTCATCTGTCATTTATCCTGAAATTATTTGCACCGCCTGTGCCGCGATAAAATGAATCATTTAAAGTTTCGGTTATGACCCGCGCTGTGGCTTCGGGATCACCTGCAACGCCAATGTTTACTGTCACTGATGATTGTCCAAATGGTGTTCCAACAAATCCTGAGCCATTGCCCCCAGCCTGACCAAATGGGGTGAAATTGGTTGGCACAATTGGTGGCATTGTTACTGTAACACCTGATGCAGTTGCGTTGCCACCGCCTGTGCCACCACCGGCTGTGCTTGTTCCAGGCAAATTTGGCACTGTTTGTTTTAATGTTGGAATGCCACTATAACCGCCAACATTCTGTGCAGGTAAATCAAAATTGCTTAAATCTGCATTTGAGTTGTTTACCAGGGCATTTGCAGCTGCCAAAACGCCCGCTGCCACACCAACTGCAACCACACCCGCAATTGGATTTAAAGCAAAATAACTGGCAATGCCCGCAACAATCGCACTGGCTTTTAACGCATTGTAGGCTTTAATCAATGTTGTAATAATTGCAATTGTGGCTGTTGCATATGATGTTAATTTTGAAATGACAAAGATTGTTCCCAGGGTAATGCCCAGGGCTGCAATCTCATCTTTAAATGAAACAATTGTTTTGCCAATGCTTTTGATTTTTTCACCAAATAAGAATGCTTTTGTTTCACTGTCTGTAAATGCTGGACTTAAACCTTGATCCCCAGTCAATCCACCAACAAATGCATTCAATGCTGGCACACCTGTTTCCAAAATAAATGTGGTCAGTTTCTCTGTGATTGGCAATAAAGCCATGCCAATTCTCTCCTGGGCTTCATCAATTGCAATCTTGATCCTGACAAAACTCTTTTCAGTTGTCTTTGCTTCATTCTCTGCAAACCCACCAAATGTGCCTGTCAATTTTGTAAATATAGTATCAAAATTGCCTGACTTTAAAATTGATTGATCAATGCCTAATCCTAATTTGCCTAATGCCTGAGTATTGCCATCATAGGCTTTGCCCAATGCATTGGCTACGGCTTCAAGCGGTTTGCCTGTTGCACTTGAAATGTCCAACGCTAAATTTAATAAATCCTGCGCTTTGTTTACATCATTAGTGCTGCGGGCTAATCGGCTGAATGCGGGTCTAAGTTCATCATCCGTCACACCAATTGCAATAGATGTCTTATCAATCCAACCGCCTACCGCTGCAATTTGATCTTTTGTTGCACTAGTTGTTTTTTCTAAAGTTTCATTTAATTTTCTTTGTGCGCCCTCATCAGCGGCAGCATTCTTTACTGATTGATAAGCAAATGCAGCTGCGGCTGCGCCCGCTGCGGCAAACGCCAGGGCTGCCTTTTTGCCAAATTCTGTGGCTTTATCACCAAATGTTTCAACATCTTTTGTGCTGCCTTTTAATGCATCAGTGAGTTGTTTTGTTTCTGCCAGGATAGAGAGTTTAAGGGTGCGAGAACCTGTTGCCATTACCATTCCTTAACTATGCGATCAAAGGCATTTTCCCATTGGGCAATGATGTATGGCTGCTCTTGGCGTAGTGTTGGATAAATAAACCAACCGCGTGAACCCCTGCCAAATTTACCTGACCAGTTTGGAAATTGCTTGTATTTGTTTGATCCAAATTCTGCCCCACCCCACAATTGTTGGGTTGTGCCACCACCGCTGAATTTCTGTGATGCAAAACCAAAACTGATTTCACCAATCTTTGATGATTTGCTGACCCTTGATCCTGCGGCAATTCGATCATCAACTAGGTTTTGTGTGTGGCTAGATGCACCAATAATTTTCTTTTGTAGATATACAACCAACGCGCTGGATTCTTTTTTGGCTTCATCAGTAGCCTGATCATCCATTGCACCAAGTGCTTTGATGATGCCCCGCAGCTCTGACTTGTCATAGGTGATTGCATTATCCATTGCTTCTCTCCTTTAAAATCTCAACTGCGGTCAAAATCTGCTCTGCGCTTTCCCATTCACTCATTGGGATTGATGTGGCAATTGCCAATTCAATCAATAAGTAGTTTATGCTTCCGCGCTTGTAACTTTTGGGTCATCAACCCCCACCACCACATCAACAACTGTTTCACACCAAATTTCAAATGACTTGATTGGTTTCCCAGCACTCTCACGCTTCATGGCGTGATATGCCAAAAACATCAAATCACTTATGCCCAATTTGTCCTGGGCTTGGCTGATGATGTAACCAGTTTTTTGTTCCCACTTTGCCCACTCAGGTGGCTGGGCAGTGTAGGTTTCTGATGACCCATTTCCATATTCAATTGTGATTGGTAATTTCATTGCTTTTCTCCCGATTCTTTGTTTGTTAGTCGTTTAACAATGGCGTTGTCACACATGTGAATGACAATGAAACTGTTTGTGCATCAGGCGCTGTTCCACCTGCACTTGGCAGGATGGGTTGCACACTGAATGTGAAAACCGCACCGCTTGCAGCTGTCATTGCAACTGCCAATGGTGTCTGTGGTGCGCTAGTTGCGGCAGTCCATAATGCTTCACAAAGAGATGATCCAGCACCCCAGTCAGCCAACATTTCAACTGCAAATGTTCCCTGTGTATCGGTGGTGTAATACGCTTTGTTATCTAATGTCTGATAAGTGTTGATTGTTGAATCAACTGTTAGTGTGGCTGATGTTGCTTGGGCATCATAAACATCTGCATCAATAGTGAATGCAATTTGTCGCCCTGTGATGATTGTTGTTGGCATTTCTTTGTTTCTCCTTAGTCTTGGTTATAATAGGTGCTGACTGATAGATCAGCGGTTAAAAGCGTTGATGCGCCCACACTGGTGATTGCTGGGCGTTGCACATCTCCGACAACATAACCATTGGGCATGACACCCAAAATTTGAATCACCAATTGTTCCAGGTTATCTAATGCGCCAGGATTGCTGTTGTATGCAACGGCTGCGGTAATAATAAAGTTAATTTTAACATTGACTGTTGCGCCACCAATTAGACGACTTTCCAAATAGGGTGCATCAGGCACAATCACACATGCTGGCGGGATTACCGCTTCGGGAACTGAGCCATAAACTGATGCGCCAACTGATGCCAGGGCGGTTGCCAGTTCATTGCGAACCTCTAAAATTGATGCACTCATTGTGCAATTGTTTCTGTTTCAACATACGGCAACAACAAAGCCATCACGCGGCTGGTCAATGATCTGCCCATTCTGTATGGTGTCGGTGCAAAATCTACGCCCTCAATTTGTCCACCTGGCGCAACAACTGATTGGAAAATTTCAGTGCTGACCACAAGTAGAGCATTTTTTATTGCAGCTGTGTTTGCATAAAGATCAGCGGCACTAGACCCATCTAGAACCGCGACCCCAGCGGGGATGACTGGAATGGCTGAGAGTGAATCCGCTGCATCTACGCTTGCAGAGAATTGATACACATTTGATGCCCGAGCATCAGCGGTGTATGTATCGTCTAAGCCACCACAACCAGTCACAACGACTGATTGACCCTCTACGAAATAATTTGGTCGCACTGTTGTAAATGTAATCACATCATCAGTCACTTGGTATTCCTGAATTGCTGATGAATAAGAAACCAGCAATGGCAGGATTACCTGCTCACTGCTTTCAATAATCTGTTCCAAATATGCGTCTGAATACATGGTGACACTGACACCCAAAACATTGCGCAAATCGGTTGCGGTAATTATGGGCATCAGTGTCCTTTCATGTAGTCGGCTGGGCTGCGTTCGGGAGAATCACAACCCATGATTTAGATATTAGGTAAAGTTGAATTTACGGGCACCTGCACCAATTTTGGTTGCAATTGCGCCATAAGAATTTATTGAGATTTCAACTGTTCCGTCAGATGGCTTGTTTACATCTAAGCGGTAATTTGGTGACTCATACCATGTGTATGAATTAGGCTCAACAACAACCATTGATCCATCTCCAGTGCCTGTGATCTCACCTGAGTTGTCCACAAAGAAATTCAATCCTGCGACCAAACCAATTTGTGATTGACCAGTTACCAAACCAGTTTGATTTGATGGCTGATAAGCATTAAATAAAGGTGCGCCTGAAACATTGTAGCCCATGATATTTGCCCACTGATCAGGTGAAACAATTAATGACCTGGCGAATCTTTGTGTTGATGAATAAATTGCTGCATTAGATCGTGATGTAAATGCAAGCAATCCCGCAGCTGTGTTTGCTGTTGGTGTTCCATCAGCGGTTGCACCTGCTAATAATGCTGCACCAACGGCTTTGGTTTGTGCCAATGCCATTGCTGATCCCATGATTGAAATTAACTCATTAAAGAAATCAGGAGAACTACGCTCAATGATTTCTGTTGTCAGAATGTTGCGACCAGCATAGCGGCTGATACTCACATCCAGCATTGCGCTGGTAATTCCAGTATTTGAAACCGCACCTGATTCTGCAACGGCTGCAACTGTTGCAACGGCAGAAATTTTGGGAATCTGGAACTGAAGCCCAGCATCAGGCAAATTTCCGCGACTGATTGCATCAATGTTGGCGCGTGTTGCATTGCTTAAACCATTGATAACTTCATTTAACTGGCGTGTGGGATTGAATGCTGGATTTGTGCTGCCCAGGTCATCAGTTGCTGCTTTAACATATAGTGCTGAATCTGAGTTTGGATTCAATTGTGCTTTGATTGAATGCTCAACCCATGTTCCCATGTTTATGATTGGGTTTCTTGGCTTTGCATAAAACATTGGTGTTGATGTTGTTGCTTTGATTGCCAGTGATGCATCAACTGTTTCAGTTGGTGCGGCTGGTTCAGTAATTGGCTCTGACACTTTTTCTCCTTCGGTTGTTGGCTCTGTTTCCACAACTGTTGTGGGTTCAGAATTTTCCTCTGTTGCTGCCACTTTTGTGACACGCGCTGATCTCACTGCTGGTTCAGATGTGAGTGCAACGGCTTGCAAATCTCCATTGATGATTTTCATTGTTCCATCCTTTAACATTTCGTAATCATTCACCGCTAATTCAACGGAGAATCCGTCACGCAGTCCATCCATTGCTTCAACCAATGCATCTGTTCCAGCGGTGGTGTTGGCAATTTTAAATGTGGCATCAATGGATTTATCAGAATTTAAACTCATGCTGAGTGTTTTTCCAATGCGCCTTGTTCTGTCATGCTCTAAATTAAGAAACACATCTTTTGGTTGAATGCTGCCTTTTGCAAAAATTACTTTGCCAGTGCTGGCGTTTGCCGCTTCATTGAATGCAACAATGCGCCCAGTTATGGTGCGACTCTCACTGTCAGCTGCGGTGATCTGCATTGGGGTTGTCAGTTTCATAGTGCCATGTCCTCTTTTCTCATTATTTCATCAGCGGTCATTACGCCAATGCGGTTGTAGATTTCATAAATCTGAGCGCGTTCCAGGGCTGACCCGCGCAGGTAAACATCAAAGTCATGTCTGATCACCTGGGATGATGGTGTGAAATCAGGCATTGACAATCTTTGGGATATTGCATCAGCAATTGGAATCAAACTGAAATCCAACAATGTTTGTCGGGCTGTAACTGCGTTTGAATAAGTCATTGATGACCCACTTGGTGAATCTGTGAAATATGCGGGAATGCCAACTGCGCGGCTGATCTCAGTTGCAATGTGTTCACGCGCTTCTGCTAATTGCAATTTTAGCGGATCAAAGCCAACTTGTTCCATTGTCACATCAGCATTTAAGAATGCAGTTGTGCGGTTGCGCCTGGCAATGCCCCATTGATCCAATAATTTTGCAATGCGATCTGCGGGCAATGCTGTGCCATTTGATTTCAAAACCATTGATGGAATTGGCTCACGCGCATAATTCATTGCAGCGCGTTCCAACTCTGCACCTGTGCGGATGGTGCGACCTGCTCTATTTAAAACACCAACATCACCTGGATTGTAAAACACAACAAGGCTGCCAATGCCTGAGTCGGGCAATTTGTATCCACCATCTATTGTGTAGCCTGTTATCTCTGTGGCATCAGCATTAGTTTCAATTCCAACTCTGTCAGGTGCAATTCTTTGAACTGATCTGACTCTAAATGTGTCTGCATATAATTCTGTAACTTGCCAATACGCAAAACCATAAAGCAAAATGTCTGATGCTGTCCAGGCATAGGTGGCTTGCCCTGGTAGTCGTGGATCAGGTGTGTCAATCACACGCGGTGCATCTAATCTCATGCCTGTTGATCTATCGCGCAGCACCAATGGAATGCTGGCAATTGATGAGCAAATAATTCCCTTTGCGCGTGATGCTGATGGGATGCTTATGAACTCTTGATAAGTTGCACTGATTGGTGTGTTGATAAATGTGTAAAGTGAATTTAAATTGTTAAGCGGTGCCAAATTAGTTGCGGCAACATCAGGTTCAATTGCAGCTGTTTTTGTCTGCACTCTAAATCTGTCAAGTATCGCCATGTGCGCATTTTCTCAGGCGATTACCACTACCCAATAAGAATGTCCACATCTGTGCTTGGGCGTGTCGCATAATGCGTTACCAGGGCAGTTGCCACCGCTGCACAAATTGCGGATTGGCTTGCCCGCCTACCCAAAACAATGCCCCCATCACCCCTGGTTAATTTGACCGCTGACAACATTTGCAGGGTTAGCATCTCCTGGTTTCTGTGGCGCAACCTGCCCGCGTTAATTGCTGAAATCATCTCATCACAACTTTGTGGATAAAATGAATCGGCTTCCATAATGGGGATTCCAGCGGGCTGCAACCTAGCCGCTACTGATGCGCTTGTTCGCCTGGAATAAATCAGAAACTCAATTGGGTATTTGCGGCAATAGGCTGATGCATCATTTGCGATCTCTTTATCATCTAGGGCAACGGCGTTTTCCCAGGTATGCAACAACTTAACAATGAACTGATCATTGGGTAATTGCTGGGCTGCCACCAGTGCGCAGTGCCGCCTATCAGGTGAATGATCTAATGCCATCCATGTGATTTTTTCAGTATCTAAATCCAACTCAGGTGATTCACATGATCTCCATTCAATTTCGCCAATGGCTGATGAGATAGTTGCCACCCAGCGGCTTAATACCTCAGTCATCAAAACCTCATGTGGATCATTAAGCAATTGACCAATGTTGTCTGCATGGATTGTATGACCCAGGGCTGGCACTGCGGCAATTATGTTTGCAGGATCATTGATGTCATCACTTGGTGCTGACCATTCAAAATAGGCTATCTCATCACTGTTGCCCGCAGCTGCGGCAATTCCCCGATCCCTGATTTGATTTAAAACAACTGAGTGCTGATCACCCGCTGATGAATAAGCCATGATCATTGGATTCTTGGCGGCAAGCAATGAATAACGCAATGATGCAAATGATTCCAGGTCATGTTGTTCCCTCAACTCATCCAGGTGGACTGTGCTTGGCGAGGTGCCCCTGGCTGCGCTTCCACCTGCCTTGATTGCAAACCTAGAAACCCCATTTTTGTTTTGAACTGTTATTTCCTCATTGCCATGTGACCATTTGATGCGCTGCACCTTTTTGGATAATTCATTGCTGCCCTCAATCAAGCCAACCAGGGTGCGGAACTGTTCAAGTGATGTGGTCAGTCGGTGTGCTGATGCAATTTGCAATGGCTCATCAAATAGAAACATGCCCGCCAAAATTCTGACAAGCATCATGGTTGATTTTCCGCTTTGCCTTGAAACGACTGTGGCAACTAATGGGGTTGCCCATCTACCATCAGGGCGCACTTTATGTGAGTGTTCAATAACGAATTTTTGCCAGGGCATCAATTCCAGTTTCAATGCAGCTGCAAAATCTATAATTTCCAAACCCCTGGATGGTAAATCATTCAGTGGCGTGTGGATTCTTGGGGTCGGTGAGCCAATAAGCCCTGCTAATGACTGACTCAAAACCGATTGCGGCTTAATCATTACTGATGAGATTGGATCAATCGTGATCAATCCTGAAACATCCTTAGTCATGACTTTTGCTCACATTCATGGGGGTAAACATCCCATGGAGAGTCGGGGGTGTTAAAGCATCACTAAAAAACCGACCCCCTTTGCTTAAATTGCAGTTCTGACAAAGTTGCCGCAGATTCCACTCATCATCAGAGCCGTTCAATCGCTTTGGAATGATGTGATCGATGTGCATCTTGCCCTCTGTTGTGCCACATTGCTGGCAGCACCCATCTCTGGCCAGTATTCGCTCCCTAATCACCCGCCACTTACGGCTTGACCCCTTAGCCCACGACCTGCTCATCAATGCCACCCATGCTTCTGCCAATGACGATAAGCATTGCACATTGATCCATGACGTGATTTGCAATACCGAATGCTCCAGTCAATCTGGCGATAGCCATCAAGCTCTCGATACTTAGGATTGCGCATCTGGCCTAAGCCGTAATGCGATCCATTGATTGCATTGATATTCCAATGAGATTCAGCTGTTATCAGTTTGTTAAAGCACTGAAACTGTTGATAGTTAATAATCCTAGAATGAGCATATAGCTTCAAATTATCTATGTCTGTCACTGCTTCCGCTGGTGTTGTGCCCACAATACATAGCGCGGCCAATAGCACCAGACTTCGCATGCGAGCTATCCGCATCAGCGGCTCGCCAGCGAGTATGGAGCGTACCGATGCAGTCAAGTAAGATGCAAGATTGAGCGTATTCTTGGGCGTTGCGCACACCCTGTGGATAATGCCTGTGGATAACTTATTCATCTAACACGACCTAATCCACTTGATTCTAATACCACGCGATTTAATGATCCAAAAGCAAATAACATCGTTGAAGTCATTATGCTGGCGGGTGGTCGGCCCTGTGACCGCATAAACTTTAAAGAGCTGGGCAATGTAATTATTCCGTCGGCTTTATTCCAAAGCATATCAAACCACAAAGATTTCCCAACCGGTAAAAGTGCAATCCCATTCCCATGAGCTAGTAATTTATGCGCCCAAGGTGTTATTTTGGAATAAGGTGGATTGCACCAGACAAGGCCATTCCAAGGCGTTATGAGGCCATCTTCGATAACGCTCAACGATTGTTTAGCCGGAATCCATGGCACGCCCCCAGCAGGAGCGCACACATCCATGTCAAATTCAACACCTAGAGCCTCAAATATGAATGGTGGTGTGTAGTGGTCATCGGTTGTGCCGTTATCAATCAAATCATGGCCAAAGTCCATGTCAAGGCGATCGCTCATAAGCTCAACCCTGAAACCTTTGCATCATCAACGACTTTGATGCCCATTGCTCCACATCCCAGACACGTACTGAACCATTCATGAAGCGTTAGCTCTGACGTCTTTCGGATGCCATGACGTTGCTTTGCTTTGCCGTAAAGCTTTGCGCAGATTGAACAATCAAATTCAAGTATTGGCATGGATGGATTTCCTTAACGTCTCAATCGGTTGAAGATTGATTTGACTGACCCAGTAGCCGCCTTGAGCTGAGTGAAACCTTGGCCGCTTTGCAACGCCCACCGGTATCCAGCCCATGACGTAATAGCTGGGTGATTCGCCTACGACTAACACTGCGATGTCAGTATCACGATCATCTTCGCTGATGATTAAGTGACCGCGTTTGTGTGGCGTTTGTTTGACCTCGATAGCAATGCCGTTCCAATAGACATCCGGTTCATTCTTGAATGTATTGACTGTCGGCACAAAGTCGGCAACGCCAAAGTATCTTGCCACTGCCATCTCAGCTCCAACAGCTTCTGAGTGAATGACAACGGCATTGTGAAAGTTGCCTTTGTTGCCTTGGAATTTGGGATTAGATCCATAGCGTGATTCTCTGGCCAGCCCAGCTGAATGTGCAATGATTTCATCTTCACGCGATAAGCGCACCATAATCATCGGCACTCCGCGCAGAACCAAATTATCTTTTCGTTACCAAATCCTTTTTGATAACCAAAGTCATCAAATTTGACCAGCCTTGAGCATTTGTCACATTGCTCGACTTTGTAGGTTGCGATGATTACGCCATCTTCCATGAGTGTGCAAGTCATGGTGCGTGGATTGATTATTTCGACTGGGCCGCTCATACTTGAGGCTTCCATTTGCCATCGCTGCTCATGACTAGCCAATTCGGATCACACTGCTCTGGCCGTTTCTCAATGCAGCTGTAATTAGCCCAAGGCTTGCCAGTCTTTGCAGTGCCTTCTCTGAATACACGCTTGCCATGCTTGCATTCTTGCAATGAATCCGGTGTGCCAGCTGCATCGGCTTCTTCTCGCGTCTTAAACGACGGCACTTCACCAAATTTGGTCGTCCAATAATCATAATCAAGGTCAGTTTTTGCAACGGCAGTTGGTAGAGCTTCAATCTGCTCCATCGTCTCGCGGGTCGTGCGCTCTGCACCGCCCATAACAAGCTGCATGACTCTAAGAATTGCAGATGTGCAAGTGTCCTCAACGAACCAGCGTTTCATGTTCTGAACGTATGCGCCTTGATAGCCATAGGCATGGTCAATGCCGGCTGGGTGTGTGTCATCTGACTGGCGAAATGCTTTGGCCTCAATCAGCACAAATCCCTTTTCAGCATCAAATTGCACAATGCGTGTCTCAATGCGTCCGGCTGGATAAGTTGCAAGCCAGCGATCTGTGCGAGCGCGAGCGGCCTCGTAGCCGTCCAAGAACCCCATTAGCGCACCGCCTTAGATGATGCGTGACGGCCGACGGCTTTGCCGCGCTGGTAGCCGTCTTTGTGGCCTTCTTTGTATCCGACTGCATAGCTGCAAATCGCCCAAAGTATGCAAGCTATTGCCATGAGGACAAATAGCCCGATTTCACTTGTTGTCATTTTTGCTCCCGATTCTGAGAGCTGCGAACCAGCTCCCGAATTACAGAGTGACACGCATGGCCGACAAATTCAAGATTCCCGCCTAAGAATCGGCGTGTCGGTTACTTCTTCAGAGCCAATTCCAGAATCAATTGATTCAGCCGTTCTTCAATCCTGCTCACTTGGTCTTTGATTGAATTGCCCCCATTGGGCATCAGCTCCCGCATGATCGATTTCACCATGAATCTCATTGACGAATAGATGGCAGTCAGCACCGCAAGAACAAGCCCACCGACCGCCGTCCATTCGCCTACGCTCACTTCTTGTTGCCGAAACTTACGTCATTTGGATTAGCCCATCGAGCAAGTACCGGAACAAGTCCAGCCACTAGACCCAAGGCCAAATCCTTTGGATTGGTATTGCCAGTCATATAGACGGCCAATGCGCCGGCGACTGAGCTTCTTGCCCATGATGCCAGCATTGCTTTTGCTTGATCCATTAGTTGTCTCCTTTGTTCAAGCTCCCGATGAGTGCCGCGACTTTCGCTTCACTCAATTCGATTTCGAAGTGCATCTCATCTTTTCGGTTTCGATAATCTCCACCCCATTTGAGGCCGTATTTCTTAGCCAAAGCTTTAATCATTGGAACCTTCTCAGCTGGGAACGTGCTAGCTTTGCCAAGCGGATGCTGTGTGGCGTTTAGATCGATGGCAGTGCCAGAGCTGTGATTGCTCAATGTGTCAGTCGAGCCACGTACCATGCGAAACGCATAACCCCAATCATCAAGCTTGCCTTCATCAATCGGTTCAATCAGCTCATTGAATTCTTTGCAGAATCCAGCAATCAATGGTGCAACGGCTTTGGCGCATCGCACCTTGATTTTTGTTCCTTCAATTGGAACGCTGATGATGTGGATTTCAGCTGCATCTTTAGATGCCGGCCATCCGTTATGACTCTGTAACTGATTCATCAATTATTACTTTTTCAACAATTGGAATAGGTGTGACAAAAACATCTTTTTTCTTGTCATAAATGTCACCGATTCCAGCATACTTACCGCGAATGTTGCCATTGTAGGAAGTCTGAATCCATGTGCCGCCAAGACCTAAATCAATGGCCAAGAAATCTTGACCTCGATCTTGATGCTCATCGGCTACAACAAGAACTCGAACAACAATTGAGTCTTTGTCTATCTCTGCAAAATGTGCCACTTTATCTCCTTATTGTTGCCATGTAATAATGCAATAACCCGAACCACCATTTGAACCTGCTCCAGTGATAGCAGTAGCAACAGAGACACCTATGCCACCATTGCCAGTATTGGCTCCAGCATTGACAAAGGTTCGAGTGTAAGCATTGAACATTCCACTGCCACCTGCGCCGTAACCATACATTCCAGGCCCACTATTCGGAACTGGATTGGCACCGCTGTCGATTATATTATTGGCCGCACCACCTGCGCCACCGCCGCCGGCTGATTGCGAACCACTGGAATTCTGACCAGCTCCGCCACCTGAACCACTTGATCCACCTGTTCCACCTGCGCCGCGATTTGTTGCACCGCCGGGATTACCGCCGCCGTAAGCATTTGTGCCGGCCGTACCATTACCGCCCGGATTTATTTCGCTGCCGCCATATCCACCGCCGCCGGCAACAAGTAATGAACCAAAACTGGAATTAGTGCCGTTGCTTCCGTTGTTTGACCCGGCTGCGCCACCTGCGCCACCGCCACCGATCGTTACTGAATAGACTGTTCCGGGAACTACTGCAAGAGTTTTTTTCACTACTTGGCCACCGCCACCGCCACCGCTTGATCGGTTGGCAGTTGCCGGAACACCACCTGAACCGCCACCACCTGCAACGAGCAGACATTCAACAGCTACGACACCGGCTGGCGCGGTCCAGCTAGTTGATCCTGTTGTAAATTCTTGAGTTTTAGTGACCTGAAAAGCAGGAATACGAGTGACGCTCATGTGAGTTGCGTTCCAAATGCGCTGAATGCAACATTTGCAGTTGAAGCATAAACACGAATTACATCTGCTGCGCCAAGTGATATGCCAAGAGTCATGGTGATAAACCCGCTGCCCGGAACTGTGACATCATAAGCGATATATTGTTTTGCAGTTATTGCTAAACCAGCAACGGCCGTTGAGACTCTGAACGTGGCATCTGTTGCAGCTAGATTTGCCACTGTAATCGTGGAAACAATTGTAGTTGTTAATGCCGGCACTGTATAGAGATCGGTAGATGTAGTTGCAGCGGGATTAGATTGCCCAAGTATTTTGTAAGTAGTTGCCATGATTTATGCTCCCATGAGTAGGAATGGATTGATTAGCCCAGCGATAGTTGCATTGATTGTTACAATTGAACCTTCTGCTGATGTCACTCTTAAATCGATTGAATAAACTGTATTTTCAATGGCATTACCCATTGCCGTAATAGCGGTCGCGCCATTTTTTACAAAATCACTGGACGTCGGTTCGGGCCATCCATAAATCGGCGATGTCGTTGCCATCAAATCTCCTTAATTGTCGAATGTGGCCCATGTTACCGTTGCGCCTACGGCTGACCATATAAGGCTCGCCGATACATCTTGCCAGCGAGTCGGCGTGAGTGAAAAGGTTGCATCGCTTGTGGCAACGCTGAGGAACATTTCTGTTCGAGTAAATGACAAATTCCAGCCTTCTACAAAGCCTTTGTAGGTAACTGGAGATATGGGAACGGGCAATCCTGTAATTTGGATGGGCAGACCCATAGAAACATCAATGAGCAAATCCCGGTCAGCATTGGTAAGTGCGCTTGAGGCCATGGCAATTGTAAAGCTGGAAAGTGAAGTCTGTGGCTGGGAACGTAATGAGACATAGCGATCAGCTTGAATTTGCGCTTCTGCCACCAAATCCAATTCCGTTGAAACCGATGAGGCAATTTCGCCATAAGAGGCAATAGATGTTGCATCGCTGGAAGTGACGTTGCCGACATCGTAGGAAAGAACAATTGAATTGAGAATGTCATTGAGTGTGCGATTGGATGTAATGCCACGCCAAAGAATGTATGACTCTGGGATGTTTGTGTAGCCGTAGGTTTGGACATAAGTAGTCCGATGAGCTTCATTGGCATACCCGACTTTTCCATCAGTCGTTTCGTAAATATAGCCAAAAGCCATTTGAGCATACAAAGCTGCAAGCGTGTAGCCATCATTGGCACCAGCTGCTCTAGCCGCAAATTTGTAATCACCCGGCGTATCGACAACATCAATGGTCACGCCTGTTTCAGTCAAAATTGCCAAAAGTCTTGCATCGTCGTATTGAGCCGGATATGGCGTAAGCCCAACGACTCTGCGAGCCATATCTGCAAAAGGTGCAATGGCTGTGATTGTCTGGATTGCCGCTTCACCCGATGCACCGACTGCCGACATTTGATTTGACACATCGGTCAGTCTGCCTGTAAATACTGTCTGTGGAACACCCGATGAATTATCTACTGTGATGACTATTGGATCATTGATTTCAAATCCATTGTTGGCATTGTTGGTGACTAAGATTTCAATTCTTGCATACCCGGCTCTAGCCTGTTCCCAAATGTTTGTTCGGCCGTAATAAATTGAAACAGAATTGATTGAATTTGCGGTGAAATCTACGCCATCAATTGTGACTGTTCCATTGGGAATGTAACTAGACATTACAAACCTGTAAGAATTCGGCTCTGTCCAAGTGTGCTAAATGATCCACTTGTTGTGGCTTCGTTGCCAAGAACATCATTGATGGCTCTGGCTGTTCCAATCGGATCAATTGCTCCATTGACTGTGATGTTGATTCTTGCTGCGTTCTGTGAATCGGTAAATCCACCGCCGCCGGCTGCTACTAAACGAGCGGCATTTTGTGAGTCAGTAAATGCACCGCCGGCTCTAGCTGCACTGGCCGCTGCTGAGCTGATTCCGGATGGCGTAGTTGAGCCACCTGCACTTCCACCGCCGCCAGTATCGCCACCAGCACCGCTGGAAGTGATTTTCCTAGTGCTTCCATTGATAGCACCCGGTGATCCACTTGTGGCAAATGTTGTTTCGCCATCGCTTTGATTTGCCAAAGCATTTGCAGCGGCCAAGACACCAGCTGCCAAGGCAACCGCGCCTACACCCAACAATGGATTTAAGGCAAAAGCTGATGCAACACCTGCAACGATTGCTGAGGCTTTGAGTAAATTATAGGCTTTGATTAAAGTCTGAATCAAGGCAATAGTCGTCATAACTGCTGCGCTAATTTTAGAGACTACAAAAACAGTTGCAATAACGCCACCTACAATGATTAGTTGATCTTTCAATTCAACAACAGTATCTATAACACTTCTGACTTTTTTACCCCATTGAACAGCCTTCAATTCCGATTCGCTCAAGCTAGTAGTGACACCATCTTGTCCAGTCAGACCATTGACAAATTGTTGCAATACTGGCACGACCTCAGCCAAAATAAATGCTGAAAATTGTTGAACAACCGGCAAAAGTGCCGAACCAATTTGTTCATTAAGTTCATCAACAGCGATTTTAATTCTTGCAAATCCTTTTTCCGTACTGTTGGCTTCATTTTCTGCAAAGCCACCAAATGTGCCAGTCAGCGATTGAAAGACTAAATCAAAATCTTTTGACTTGAGAATTGATGCATCTATGCCTAAACCCAGCCGTCCGAGAGCTGTTAAATTGCCGTCATAGGCTTTTCCTAAAGCATTGGCAACAGCCTCTAAAGGCTTGCCGGTAGCTGATGAAATATCTAAAGCCAAATTTAATAATTTTTGAGCTTCCTCAACATCTTTAGTTGATCTAGTTAAACGGGCAAATGCTGGGCGCAATTCATCGTCTGTGATACCAATTGCCAAGGATGTCGTGGAGATGTATTTTTCCACACCTCTAATTTGTTCAGCCGTTGCATTAGTAGTGTTTTCAATTGTTAAAGCAAGATTGCGTTGTGCCTTTTCGTCAGCCGCTGCATTTTCAATAGCTTGTTTAGCAAATGCACCAATAGCAGCTCCAGCAGCGGCAAATGCCAAAGCCGCCTTCTTGCCAAAATCGGTAAATTGGTCGCCAATAGATTCAGTATCTTTGCCGGCTGTCTTGATGCCCTTTGTAAATTCAGCAACGTCTGCAAGTAAAGAGAGCTTAAGCGTTCTTGATCCTTGAGCAGCCATTTACCACACCTTAACAATCTGTGAGAATGCTTCTTGCCATTGAGCAATTATCTGTGGCTGTTCAGCTTTAAGCGTTGGATAAATAAACCAGCCTTTAGAGCCGCGACCTTCACGACCTGACCAGATTGGAAATTGCTTGAATTTGTTTGAACCAAATTCATAACCGCCCCAAAGCTGCTGAGTTGTTGCACCGCCCGAGAATTTCTGCGATGCAAAGCCAAATGACATTTCGCCAATCTTAGATGATTTGCTCACGCGTGAGCCTTCGGCAATGCGACTTGATGCTTTGTCTCGGCCTTGAGATTTAGAAATAATTTTGCCTTGAAGATAAGTGGCAAGCCCACCAGAGACAGATTTGGCTTTTGTGACAGCTTCATCATCCATTCCTTTGAATGCAAAGATAATGGATCGCAGTTCGGCTTTATCGAAAGCGACTACATCTTCAGCCATTCTTTTTCTCCAATATCTCAATCGCTGTAAGTATATCTTCCGCGCTTTCCCATTCTCTCATTGGTATGCCGGTCGCGATTGCGACCTCAACCAATAATCGTCCTATACTTCCGCGTTCATGACTTTTGGGTCAGCTTCTCCCACCTTTACATCCAAGACACCTTCACACCAAATCTCATAAGGTTTGACCGCTTTTCCGGCTGATTCGCGCTTCATAGCGTGATAAGCCAAGAACATGAGATCAGAAATTCCCATCTTTTCTTGCGCTTGTCCAATAGTGAATCCAGTCTTTGTCTCCCATTTCATCCACTCTGGCGGCTGCGCCGTATAGATTTCAGAATCCCCTGTTGTGTATTCGATTGTGATTGGTAGTTTCATGCTCCCGGCTCCTTTGTTAGCTAATTGTTAAGACTGGTGTGGTCACGCAAGTAAATGCAAGCGATACTGTTTGAGCATCTGGTGCAGTTCCACCGGCTGATGGCAAGATTGGCTGAACATTGAATGCAAATGATGCACCAGTGTCGGCAACAAATACCACTGGAAGTCCTGTGTTTGGTGCATTTGTTGCAGCTGTCCAAAGTGCTTCGCACAATGATGATGGTGCGCCCCAATCTGCAAGCATTTCAACAGCAAATGATCCCTGTGTATCAGAGGTCAAATATGCTTTTCCATCAAGTGTCTGATATGTGTTGATTGTTGAATCGACTGTTAAAGTCGCTGAAGTAGCTTGGGCATCGAAATCATCACTGTCGATTGTGAAGTGAATATCTCTGCCTGTGATGATTGTTGTTGCCATGAGTTTTCTCCTTAGTCGGTGTAATACGTTGATACTTGCAAATCAGCTGTCAAGAATTTTCCTGCGCCGACTTCCAAAGGGTTTGGTGAGCTAACATCGCCGACGACGTACCCAGCCGGCATGGTGGAAATAATTTCAATCATTAAATCTTCAAGATTGGTCAAAGCTGCTGCATTGCTGGAATAACCGACAACGCCGGTGATGAGCATATTGATTTTGACTTTTGTCGTTGATCCATTGATAAGAGTGCTTTCCAAATATGGTGAGTCTGGCACTAAAACTATGCTTGGGCTAGTCATTGCCTCTGGAATGCCATTATAGACATTGGCTGCAATTGTTGAAAGAGTAGTCTGCAATGGTGTTCTGATGTCGGCTTCGATTGTCATAGACACATCGTTTCGACTTCAAGAAATGGCCCAAGCAAGCCCACTATGCGACTTGTCAAGCTGCGACCAAGAACGAATGGCGATGGCTGAAATGCATCGCTCATGATTTGATTTCCCGGTGCTGTAACGCTTTGGAATACTTCAACAGCGACAACAAGAATGGCTGACTTAATGGGAGCAACGCCAGAATATAAATCGCCGGCGGTTGCCCCATCAATACACGCAAGCCCGCTCGGAATGATTGGGATGGTGTATGTGCTGTCTGCTTCGCCCGTTGCAGACGTAAAGACCATTGGCGCAATGCGATCGTCGGTGACTGTCACTGTTGCGTCGTAAATGCCGCATCCGGTAATGACGACATCTTGACCTGGCACAAAATAATTTACGCGCTGAGTTCCGTAATAGGCAATTGAATTTTCTACAAAGACTTCTGTGACTGCCGATTGATATCCAGTAAGCAATGGCAGAATTGTCAGCTCTGCGCTCTCAATCATCTGCTCAAGATATGCATTTGAATAAAGAGAAACAGAAACGCCAAGAATGGATCGCAGTTCTGCTGCGGTGACAATTTGTGGCATTTCCGTTCCCTTCTACTGCTCGACCACATCCGGGAGCGGCTGTGGCCGATGATTAGTTATTAGGTGAAATTAAATAGATTTCCACCAGCTGCAATTTTTGTGGCGCATGCACCATAAGAATTGAGGCTGATTTCAACAGTTCCGTCAGATGGCTTATTGACATCAAGACGATAATTGCCGCTTTCATACCATGTAAATGCGTCTGGCTCAAGAACGACCATTGAATCATCGCCTGTTCCAGTAAATTCACCTGAATTATCGACGAAGAAATTAAGCCCCAGCACTACGCCGCGTTGTGACTGACCTGTAACAAGACCAGCCTGATTTTGTGGCTGGTAAGCATTGAACAATGGTGTTCCATTGTCGTTGTAACCCATGATGTTTGACCATTGTCCCGGTGACACCAAGATGTTACGTGCAAAGCGTTGTGTTCCTGCATAAACAGCTGCGTTTGCGCGGCTGACGTATGCAATTAAACCAGCTGCTGTGTTAGCTGTTGGTGTTCCATCTGATGCTGCATCTGCCTTGATTTGATTTGCAACATACTTGTTCTGAGAAAACGCCATGGCTGATCCCATGATGCGAACAAGCTCATTAAAGAAATCTGGTGAGCTGCGCTCAATGATTTCCGTCGTCAATAGGTTGCGACCTGCAAAGCGCGTGATTGGGACTGAAATGAAACTTGAATTTACATCGGTATTTGTTACCGCGCCATTTTCTGCAACTGGATCAACTTCTGCAATTTGTGTGATTTTTGGGATTTCAAATTGAAGCCCGGAATCTGGCAATGTGCCGCGAGAAATTGCATCAATTGCTCCACGTGTTCCATTACTCAAGCCGTTAATGACTTCAGTGAGCTGACGTGTTGGATTGAATGCTGGGTTTGTTGAACCTAGATTGTCATTTGTTGCTGCAATGTAAATTGCAGAATCTGACATTGGATTCAACTTTGCCTTGATTGAATGCTCCATCCATGACCCAAGATTGACAATTGGGTTGCGTGGTGAAGTGAAATATGGTGCTGGCTTGTTAGCTTGCACGACGTTCTGTGAAGCCTCTACCGATTCAACGGCTAATGCTTCTGTTTTTTCGGTAGTGGTATCCACTGCGTCTCCTTCGGTTGGTGTTTCTTCTGGTATGACTTCGGTAGTCGCTGCGACATGACTGACGCGAGCTTCATCGAATGCTGGGTTGTGTGTTAATGCGACGCCGACCAAAGTCGCTGAATTGACGACCATTGTGCCGTCCTCATTAAATCCATGGTCTGCGACATTTGCTTCAACTGAGAATCCATCGCGAAGTCCATCCATCGCTTCTTGGATTGCATCTGAGCCGGCTGTGGTCTTTGAAATCTTAAACGTGGCATTGATTGACTTGCCATCTGGTGCAAGCTCCATTGATAGTGTCTTTCCAATTGGTCGCTTTGAATCGTGTTCAAGATTTAGCTTGACCGATGCTGGAATTAATGAACCGGATTTGAATAATACTTTTCCGGTTGATGCATTTGCTGGCGTATCGAATTGCACAATTTGGCCAGTGATAGTGCGTTCTTCTGAATCGGCCGCTGTGATTGTGAATGGTGTTAATACCTTCATCGGATCATTTCCTCTGCTACTCGGATTTCTTCTGCACTCAATGCGCCAACGCGATTGAGGATTTCAT